GGCCCGCCTGATGGCCGCGCGAACCGGCCGGAAACGCGGGATGCCCCCGCTTCTGGACGACCGTCCCGACGCCGCCGATCTCCTCGAGGAGGTGCGCGAGCCTGGTGCGAATCTCTGTGCAATCGCTAGACGGCTCGGTGTTCACCGGAACACCCTCCGCTCGTTTCGCGACCGGCACCTCCCGAAGTCCGTCCGCGAGGCCGACGCCCGGCTGTCCCGCCTGCCCCGCCCCGACCTCCAGGTCTCCCAGCTCGAGCGCCTCGACGCCGTCGCCTCGAAACTGGACCTCATGGTCGAGGCGATCGACCGCGCCCTGCGTGATCCTGACGACCCGCGCCGGTACAACCTCGACCCGCGCGCCCGTGAGGTGACGGTCGTGGTCGAGGAGACGATCGGGCAGCGCACAGTGCAGAAGGTGCGGAAGCTGGACGACCTCCTCGAGCGCGTCGAGCAGCACCTCGGCGTCTCGGTCGTCCGCTGGGAGATCAAGTCGGCGGACCTGCGTGTGCTGCTGAAGGACCTCGCCGCGACGATCAAGCCCATCGCCGAGCTCCTCGGGAAGACGCGGGGCGAGATCAAGCCTGACCCTGCTGTCACCCTGAACGTCTTCCTCGACTCGCCCGACTGGCAGCGCGTCGAGTCGGCGCTGGTCGAGTCGCTCCGGCCGTACCCGCCCGCCCTCGAGGCGGCAGGGCGTGCCCTTGCCACGATCGGAGGCGCGTCCGATGCGAGGTGAGGCCGTCGCGTCCGTGGCCGCACAGAGGCTCTCAGCGCGGTTTCTGGGGGCCGCGCAGGCGGGCGGGCTCTCCAGCCGCTACGCCTCCGACTTCCCGGCCTTCGCCGCCGACAACCTCGGGGCCTCGCTCGCCCCCTACCAGACCGAGATCCTCGCGAACCTGACCAGCCGCAGGCGCGTCTGCGTCCGGGGCCCGCACGGGCTCGGCAAGTCGGCCGTAGCGAGCTGGGCCGTGCTCGGGTTCGCCGCGACCCGGGAGGCGGCACGGCGAGACTGGAAGGTCGTCACGACGGCGGGGGCGTGGCGGCAGCTCGAGAAGTACCTCTGGCCGGAGATCCGGAAGTGGACGGGCAGGCTGAAGGGCTCGACCTGGCGGGAGGGGCAGGAGATCCTGACCCTGTCCCTCAAGCTCAAGGCGGGTGAGGCGTTCGCGGTCGCGTCCGACCGGGCGGAGCTGATCGAGGGCGCGCACGCGGACGAGATCCTGTACGTACTGGACGAGGGCAAGGCCATCCCGGATCCGACGTGGGACGCGGTCGAGGGCGCGTTCTCGGCGGGCGAGGCGTACGTCCTCGCGCTCTCGACGCCGGGGCCGCCCATCGGGCGCTTCTTCTCGATCCACGCTCGCCGGCCCGGTCTCGAGGACTGGTGGTCGCGGCACGTCACGCTCGAGGAAGCCATCGCGGCAGGGCGGATCTCGCGGGAGTGGGCCGAGGCGAGGCGGCGGCAGTGGGGCGAGAGCAGCCCGGTCTACCGCAACCGCGTCCTCGGGGAGTTCGCCGAGGAGGAGGACGGCATCATCCCGCTCGCCTGGATCGAGGCGGCGGTTGACCGCTGGAACGAGTGGCACGACTCGGGGCGCTCGGCCGGGCGCCAGACGGCTGTCGGGGTCGACGTGGGCGGCGGGATGGGCGGCGACGCCACGGTCCTCGCCCGGCGCGCGGGCGACGTGGTCACGGCCATCGACGCCTACTCGCGCGGCGACGAGATGGCGACGGCCGGGCGCGTTCTGGCCGCCCTCGAGTCGGGCGGGGTCGCGGTGGTCGACGGCATCGGACTCGGGGCCGGCGTGGTCGCCCGGCTGAAGGAGCAGGGGCGAGAGGTCAGGTCGTTCATCGCCGGGGCCAGGTCGGAGGCGACCGACAAGTCGGGCGAGCTCGGGTTCGAGAACCGCAGGGCCGAGGCGTGGTGGGGGATGCGTGAGCGGCTCGACCCGTCGAGCGCGTCGCGTGTCTGCCTGCCCGACGACGACGAGCTGATCGGCGAGCTGGCTGCGCCAAGGTGGAAGCCGACCAGTCGCGGCAGGGTGCTGGTGGAATCGAAGGACGAGATCAGGAAGCGGATCGGCCGCTCGACCGACCGGGCCGACGCGGTCGTGATGGCGTTCGCGAGCGGAATCCCGGACGGACCGGAGGAATCCTTCGGCACCGTGCAGGTGCTGCCGACGAGGCGGCGGGGGGCGTACTGATGCAGCCCCGTGTCGTGTGCGCGGCATGCGGCAGAAGGCCTGTCGGCTCCTTCTGGCCTGTTGATCGAAGCCCCAGCAGAAGGCCAACGGGGTGGGCCGGGGCTTGCTGTGGCTACCGTCGGTTGGTCCCTTTGGGCGGATGGGGCGGGATGTTCTTCAAGTTCAGACGGCCGATCCTTGAAGGAGGACGAGATGCTCGTTGACAGGAGATTCGGGACAGTCGAAGAGGCCGCGGCCATGCTGGGGCTGTCCTTCAACCAGACGCGGAAGCTCGACCTCCCGATCGTTCGGGTGGGGCGACGTGTACTCGTCGACCTCGACGCTCTCTACCTGAGGTATTCGCAGAGAGGCGACGGCTCGGTGGATGCCGTCGTCCCGGTCGCACTCGGACGCAACGTCATTCCAATGAAAGCCTGATGGCCGTCTGCCTAGGCTGTGGCTCTCGCCACGCGCGCGTCCTCTGGTCACGCTCGGCTGTCGTGATCGAAGAGGGGCCGGACTCGATCATCGTCGAGCGGATCTGCCGCCGAACGACGAGCTGCCCGGACTGTGGCGAGCGCCGGTCGCAGCGCATCATCGACGAGGGAAGGGCCGTGAAGGCTCAGCCGGACGGGTCGGCCGAGTATCGCGTTAGACGCTAACGGTGGATTGCTTGTGAGGTAGAGGAGCGCCCGCGACCCTCGGGCCGTGGGCCTCCTCCAGACCTTCCGCGGCTGGCTCGGGGCCGGCGAAACGTCGGTCGGTCGTGGGCTTCAGGACGTCTCGTTCCAGCCGTCGAAGCGCGACCAGACGTCGCGCCTGCGCCTCGCCGACCTCAAGCCGCAGGACATGACGAACGCGCTCGACGCGGCGGCGATGGGCAACCGCTACGCCGTCGCCCGGGTGAACAACGCGCTCCTGAAGACGGACCCCGCGATCGGCGCGGCGGTCCGCCAGCTCACCTCGGCGATCTGCTCGACCGAGTTCGAGATCCAGCCGGGCGACGACTCGGACGGCGCGAAGGGAGAGGCCGACGAGCTGAAGGCGATGCTCGCGGGCCTGCCCGTGCGGCAGCTCAAGGCGTACGCCGTCAAGTCCTGGCTCCGCGGCGCGGGCCTCGTCGAGAACGTCTGGAACGACCCGGGCACGCTCCCGCGCGCCGTCACGGGCCTGCGGTTCGTCTGGGAGGAGCGGCTCCGGCACGACCGCGAGACGGGCGAGCTGGCACTGGCCTCGACGAACACGTCGGCGACGGGCACGCCGGTCTCGGCGTTCGAGCGCGGGAAGTGGATCGTCCTCGAGCCGGACACGGACGTCGCGGACTTCAGCCTGCGCGGGATCGTCCCGGCCCTGCACCGGCTCTTCCTCGGCAACATCGACGTCTTCGGCTGGTGGCTCCAGCGGATCGAGCGGTTCGGGATGCCGATCCCTGCCCTCGAGTGGGAGACCACGACGCAGAAGGCCGCGGCCGACGAGGCGATCCGGAACTGGTCGGCGGCCGGCGGGTTCAGCTTCAAGAAGGGCTCGGCCCTCAACGTCCACGGCGGCGACACGGCGGTCGGCGCGACCAGCCCGCACGCCGAGTTCATGACGAAGGTCGGGCAGATGGTCTTCCTCGCCATCCTCGGCGAGAGCCAGACCGGGATCATCGAGCAGGGCGCGGGCTCGAAGCAGTCGGCCGACACGCAGCACGCGGTCATGCGCTACGTCGTCGAGGACGTCTGTGCGTTCCTCGAGGAGGCCGTCTCCGCCGGACTCATCGGACCATGGCGCGAGATCCGCGGCAATGCCGGACGCTGGCCTGCGCCGAAGTGGTGTGCCGATCTCGAGGAGCCGGGCGACGCCGAGTCGTTCGACCGTCTCGTGGACGCCGCTGCGAAGAAGGGCGTCTTCGTGTCCGAGAACGTCTACCGCGAGCGCACCGGGCTCCCGGCTCCGAAGCCGGGGGAGACCGAGGTGGGCGCCGCGGCTGACCAGCGGCCGGCGCTCGTCGCCGTGCCGGGAAAGGAGGCGGTCGCGTGATGGAACTCCCCGAGTCGCTCTGGGCTCTCGAGCCCCGCGCGCTCGAGCGCCTCCGCCTCGCGGTGTCGCAGCCCTTGGGGGCGACGATGTCGGGGCGGTCGTCGCTCCTCCCTGACGCCACGCTCTACACGGCCGAGGACGGCGTGGCCGTCATCAAGTTCGAGGGCCTGGTCCAGAAGCGGCCCTCGTTCTGGGGCTGGCTCTTCGGCGGATCGGCCGTGACGGAGACCACGCAGGCCGCGCTCGCCGCGGCGCTTCAGGACCCTGCCGTTCGGTCGGTCCTGCTCGTCGTCGACTCCCCGGGCGGCACCGTCGCCGGCACGGAGGAGCTCGCCGAGGCGGTCTTCCGCGCGCGGTCGGTCAAGCCGGTCACGGCGTTCGCGTCGGACATGTGCGCCTCGGCGGCCTACTGGGTCGCCTCCCAGGCGTCGAAGGTGTACGCGAACGCGACGGCGACGGTCGGGTCGATCGGCGTCTACGCGGTCAACGTCGACCTCTCGCGGATGTACCGGAACGAGGGCGTCGAGGTCGACGTCATCAAGTCGGCCCCCGGCAAGGGCGCCGGGATGCGCGGGACGCAGTGGACGCCCGACCAGCGGGCGGACCTCCAGCGCGAGATCGACTCGCTCGGCGCCGAGTTCGTCGGGACCGTAGGGAGAGCCCGTCCGGCCGCTGTCATCGCAGCCGACGGCCGGTGCTACACCGCCCGCGAGGGGCTCTCCCTCGGCCTCGTCGACGGCATCACGACGCTCACGGACCTGCTCGGCAAGATGAAGGCCGAGGCGAACGCATGGCCGCCCGTCTCGCTGACGGTCGACCTCGAGGCGCCCGAACAGGAATGCACACCAGAGCAGCCGGAAGCGGCTGCCACAAACAGCCCGGATGAGCGTGTCGCTCACGACCCCGGGCCAGAGGAGGAAGACACGATGAGCGACACGAACATGGCCGAGCTGCTCTCGCAGCTCACGTCGAAGGTGGATTCGCTGGCCGCGAACGTCGGCGAGATGAAGGCGGAGCGCGAGCTCGACGCTCTCATCGCGCAGGCGAAGACCGACCGGAAGATCCAGAACGCCGACACGGAGGCGGCGGTCCGGGCGGCCGGGGCGAAGAGCCTCGAGGCGGCGCGCGCTCTCGTCTCCGCCCTGAAGGTGGCCGGCCCCGAGGGCGGCTCGATCGTCGACGGCACGCCGAGCGCGGCGGGCGAGGCGGGGCGGGTCGTCGCCTTCCGCTCGAACGATCCCGAGAACCCCGAGACGCGCAAGCGCCTCGCGGCCGAGGCTAAGGCGCTCGTCGCCGCCGGCAAGGCCGAGAGCTTCAGCGCCGCCCTCGCGACGCTGACCGGAAAGGCGGTGGCGTGATGGCACGCGGCCTCGACTGCCAGGAGGGCATCTCCCTCAACGCCACCGCGAACGCCGCGATGGCCGTCGCGTTCACGGGCGTCAAGCTCTACGCCTCCGACACCTCCAAGATCGTGCAGGCCGGTGCCGGCGAGGCGATCGACGGCGTCATCATGACGGCGCTCGCCTCGGGCGAGCAGACCGGCATCGTCCGCACCGGCATCGTTCCGGCCGCGTTCGGCGGCACGGTCGCCGCTGGCGACTACGTCACCTGCGACTCGGCCGGGAAGTTCGTCAAGCAGACGGCCGGCACCTACGTCAACGGCAAGGCCATCAAGGGCGGCGCCGACGGCGAGATCGGCTCCGTCGAGCTCTGCCAGCCCTACCTCGGGCGCATCGTCGCGCGCGGCAAGGCCGTCCTAGTCGCCGGGACGAAGACGGTCACGACGCCCGACGTCCTCGCGGCGGACATCATCATGCTCACGCGACAGGTCACGGGTGGCACGGTCGGGCACCTGACCGTCGGCACCATCGTCGACAACACGTCGTTCGTCATCGACTGCGCCGTCAACACCGACACATCCACCGTTGCGTGGGAAATCGTCCGGTAAGGAGGAACGACGATGAGTGACTTCCTCCGGCCCGCCGACCTCACCCCCGACCCGTACGTCACCGAGTGGGCGGTCGAGGCCGCCTCCGGCCCCGGCTTCGCCGCCGACGAGATCGCCCCGCCCGTCCCCGTGCTGAAGAAGGACTTCAAGTTCGCGACGTACGGGAACGACGAGCTGAACGACGAGACCGAGACGCTCGCGAAGGCCGGCGTCAGGCCGAACCGCGTGCGGCAGCAGCCGCCGTCCTACACGTCGAAGGCGTGCCTTCGGTACGCGCTCGACGACTTCCTCTCCGACGACATCCTCTCGCTGAACCCCGCGATGGAGCAGCGGCGGGCGATGAAGCTCGGGCACAAGCTGGCCCTCGGTGCCGAGAAGCGGCTGAAGACGCTGCTCGACGCGAGCGGCGCGGCCATCACGACGCCGTCCGTGAAGTGGGACGCGACGTCCGGAACGATCGTCATCGAGAAGAACATCGACACGGCGCGCAACGCGCACGTCCTCACGGCCCACGGCGAGGCGACGCACATCGTCATCCCGGCCGACGTGGCGCGGGCGATGAAGCGCGACTCGACGATCCGCGACCTGCGGAAGTACACGGACGCGAGCCTCCTCATCAACGGCGACCTCCCGCCCGTCCTCTTCGGGCTGAAGGTCATCATCCCCGGCGCGCTGCACAACTCGGGCAATCCGAAGGCCGACTTCTCGCAGACGGTCGCTCGGGTCTGGTCGACCGACACGGTCTACCTCCTGACGATCGACCCGAACTACGACCTCGACTCGTTCACCGCGGTCGGACAGGCGGTCTTCTCCGAGTTCGGTGCGCGCTACGCCGGCTATCGCTGGCGCGACTCGCACCTCTCGGTTCGCGGTCTCTGGCTCTCGGCCGAGACCTACCAGACCGAGTTCCTCGTCTCGGGCAACGCCATCACGCGCATCCCCGACGTTCTCACCTAGACCCTCAACCGCCCGGGGGCTTCGGCCCCCGGGCTTCCCTCCGGGGGCAACATGAAGCGACTTCTCTCGGTCCTCGTCGCGCTCCTCGTCGCGGGTTCGCTCTCGGCTGGGGTCACGACGATCCTCAACGGAGTCTCGGCCGCGTCCGGGACGTCCGGAGTCATCGACACGTCCGGTGCGCGCGTCATCAACATCCAGGCGTGCGGGACCGGGTTCAGCGGGGCCATCACGGCCAAACAGGGCGCGGCCACGACGACGCTCGTCGCGACGAAGACGGTGACGCTGACCACGAACTCGGACTGCACGACGTACTGGGCGCTCCTCCCGTCGACGTACACGGAGGTCACGTACACGCGGTCGGCGGGTAGCCTGACCGTGTACCTGGAGTACGAAAAGTGAAGCGGCTTCTCGCGGTGCTCCTGCTCGCGACCTGGCCGGCGTCGGCGCAGGTCGATGTCACGACGGCCCCGTGCAGCATGACGGACGGGAGCTGCTCGAGTTCCGGCACCGCGACCCCCGCCACCTGCACCACCGCCGGC